ATGGGACACGAACATAAGGGAGATAATAATGTTAACAGCGTTAATAGGGCCAGTAAGTAACTTACTCGGCAAATTTATAGAAGACAAAGACATGAAGAATAAGTTGGCACATCAGGTGGCAACTATGGCTGAGAATCATGCGCAGGAGCTTGCAAAGGGTCAGATAGAGATAAATAAAGCTGAAGCGCAACATAAATCTATATTTGTGGCGGGCTGGCGCCCCTTTATCGGTTGGACATGCGGTATTGCCCTATGTTGGCATTTCGTG